CAATCGACCAATTCTTGATGCCAACCACGGTTGCGGGATTATCGTTGCCAAGCGCAAGTTTTCCGCTTTTTCCTGCTATTGCCATTCTTATACCTCCATGTAATCGAATTCAAATTCGAGTATGTTTGAATACTCTTCTGTTTTGTAGTTCGTCATCGAATCGCCGTCCGACGACAAGTCGCTGAGTGTGTGCGTTGCTTGTATGTTTATACCGCACATATCTCCGCTAAAGTCTTGCAGTACCGTCTTCAAAACGCGCCCTGTTTGCCGCGCCTTACCGAAGGTTGTGTTGTGCACCGAGAACTGCACGATTTGCCGAACAAAGCCTGTTTGGCGTTGTAATCCGTCGCCATATGTCGTTGTTACTGGCGTGTACACGATAGAAGGTAACGTCGGCTGTTGTGGCAGAATAATCGGGTATATTCGATTGCTCACAACTTTTTGCAGTTTCTTGTTTTGCAAAAGGTATTGAGCCATACACTCAAAAAAGTCCATCACATTCTCCTTCCAACAGCGTCGGAAACCTCCGCCGATATTGCTTCATTGATTTTGTCAACGTTTTCGTCAACTGCTTGTCTCATAAATGGATTCGCAGGACGACCACGTGCGCCTAATTCTACGAAAGTGCCATATTTCAGGCTCTTGTCATAGTCGATTTTCACGTCCGCCTTCGTTGGTTTCTGTGTGTTTTCTGTCATATTGAGACTGTCTCGAAGTGCTCCTGTGTCAACTGGACATCGTTCCTTTGCTTCGTCAAGTGCTATCCTGCCGCCTGCCTTCGCCGCTTGCATCAGAATGTCAGCGGCAGCTTCGTCCATCGCTTTAAGTCTTCTCACAAGTTTCTGACCGCCTTCAAGGCTCACTCGGACTTTCCTTTGTTTCGCGCTGTATCCCATCGATAATCTCCCTGACTGATACCTCAGTCCATCTGTGCGTTGTCGTTATGTCCTTGACCGACACTACTTCGTAGAACTTGTCGCCGTACTGAATTCTGTGCTTAATGCTCATTGCAGGATAGAAGCGCATGGTTACACGCGCTTCCTGAAATCCCTGCACCTGCTCGTTGACTAGGTTTTCCCTGCCAATTCCCGGTTCGATTTTTGCCCACACTCTGCCGACGATTATCCAGTCTCCAACTTCCGCACCGTAACTGTCGCGCTCCACGTGCTGTTCGAGTACGTTTATTCGTCTGTTCAAATCGCCTATTGTCATCAAAATGCCTCCTTGCGGTATGCAAACGTCATTCTTCTGATCAGGTCGATTAAGTCCGCCGTGTTTAGTCCTTCCTTGCCGCCTTGACGGTTTTCGTATAAGGTTGCAACTGTCAGAAGCACCGCTTGGCGCACAGTTTCGGGTATCGTTTCAAATTCCGTCATTTTCCGGCGCAGTATGTCTTCGACCAACTCCGTTGCCATGAGGATTAAAGAAGTGACGAGGTTGTTTTCCTCGTCACCGTCTATCCTCAAATATTCCTTTACTTCGTCAAGCTCGAACATGGTCAGTTCCTCTTCGCCAATGCAACGAACGGAGACACCGATGCGCTTCCCTTATAAGGAATGAGCGGCTTGTTCCAAATCGGCTGACCGTCTACGCGGTAGATGAAACGGAACACGTTTTCGTCGTACAAGAAACGAACGTGAATCGAACTTGCAGACTGAACGCCACCCTTGTCAATCAGCAAATACTGGCTGACATCGGCGAGTATGATATCGCCAACTTCGCCTGCCGCAGAGCACTGCTCAAGGGGAACAACAGGACGACCAAACAGCGTGCCGTAAGGTTTCTCCGACAGACCGCCTGCGGGAATATATACGGGTTTATCGCCGATTTTGAGTGTGTAAAGGTACGGTTCGATTTCTTGGTTGATGTACCACACGCAGTTCGCTCTGCTTCTTGCCCACATGCGATTCCACATTTTGATAAGGTTTTCAACCGTAATCTTGTCGGTCTGATTTGCTTCCTTTGCTACGGTAACAAGTGCGCCGCAGTTCAGAATGCCGAGAGGTTCACCCTCGCCAGTACCTGCAAGAATTGCATCGTCGATTTTGAAACCGAACTCCTCTGCAAATGCTTCTCTGATAACGCTTTCAAGCGCGGCGGCATCCTGCAAAAGTTCGTCGGTTGCATAGCACAGACCAGTCAGTTTCTTGAGCGACAACTCCATCTGTCTGAACTTGGGTTTGCTTCCGGTAATCTCGTCTGCTTCACCTTCCCAGTAGGTTTGAATGCCACCCCAACGACTGCCATTCGCGCGGCTCTCTTCATCAACGCTGTTGATTTTCAAACCGTTGCTACCCGATGAGATAGGTATCTTCTTGACCTTGCTTGCGAGAATGCCTGTCTCGTATGTGCGCTTCAACAGCGTGCTGACGAAGTCCTGCTGAACGAGGAAGCCACCATCACTGGGTGTGGTTTCGTTTGCGCCGCTTGCCACTCTGTTCGAAAGACGAGCATCAACCTTGCCGCCCGGTGCCGCCGAACGATAGACCGCCATCATCTGCTCGCCCAAGCTTGCAAATCTCTTGGTGGTGTCGGAAGGTGCACTCTTTACTTCGGGTTCTTCGTTTCTTGCTTCCTGCGCATCCTCAGGTTCGTAGGCAAGCATTTTCTTTGAACGAGTAATGCTTTCGTCCCAATTCCTGATTTCCGTTTCGAGTTTGTCCACTGCTTCCTTTTCGCTGTCGCTCAGGAATCGTGATTCATCCTCTGCCTTCTGAAGAATTGCCATCGCCTTCAAGCGACAGTCTTCTCTTTTTGCTTCCATTTCCATGACCTTTTTAATATTCATTGTGTTTCCTCCACTATATGTTTTTGAATTTGTTGATAAGTGTTTGTAGCTTCTGCTTTTCTTTTGCTTCGGCAGCAAGCTTGTCCGCTGTGTGTTGCTCCTCGGCTTGCTTTGCTCTGTACTCGTTGTAGCTTTCCATCGCACGAACGCCGACATCCGTTGCCGTGTATGCGGGGAATGTTACTGGCGATACGTCATACAGCTTGACCTTTTTGAGTTCCCTCACGTCATAGCCATCCTCATATCGCCATTCGTCTTCCTCGACAACAAAGCCAATCGACATTTGGTTGATATCGCCACGTCCAATCGAAGTCCTCAGGTCTTTCGCCCAAGTTGTATTCGGAGGCAAGATTTTCACAAGCAACCCTCTTTCGTCTTCGGTCAAACTCAAGGTGCCTGCCTTGTTCCTGCCGAGCACATAATTCGGGTCATGATTGAAAAGAGCGCGTATGTCATCTTGTCCAAGACTGTCCATAAACGCACCCTTCCTCACCTTTTCTTTGAACGGGAAGATGCCACCGAGTGTCTCAGACCAACTGTCGAATACTGCCGCATGTCCCTCTATGAAATTCTCGCCGCCGTCATCGTTGACTCTGAGTTCCACAAAAGGCAATGTTCTAATTTCCTTTTTGCCCTGTTCCATCGTTTCCTCCTTGTTCTATATTTTGTTGTCCTGCGCTGACCATGTTGCCATTGACCAAGTACGCATTTCCACCTTGCTCTTCGGATATCGGGTTCATTTCCTCCAATGCTCGGATTTCATTGATACTCATCCATCCGTTCTGCCTTGCCGTAGCGTAGCCTTGCGTTCTTGTTGCAAAGTCGCCGCGCAACAAACCGTCCACGTTGAACTTTGCGTAATACAGTTGTCGCTCCTGTTCGTTCAGCAAGCTTCTGTATATTGCCTGCTCCCACCGAACTAGCCACGGTCTTATCGTATGTGTTACAAAGTCAATCGACTGGTGCTCTATGTTGCTGAATGTGCTTCGTTCAAGGTCGCCCACTAAATGTGGCGGCACTCTGAATATTCGGCAGATTTCGTTCAGCTGATATTTGCGCGTTTCAAGGAACTGGCTTGCTTCAGGTGACAACCCTATTTCGTGGTACTTCATACCCTCTTCAAGCACAGCGATTTTGTTGCTGTTCTTGGTACCCTGATATACCCGATTCCAACTTTCGCGTAGTTTCTCCGGTTCTTTGACTACCCCCGGGTGTTCTAGCACGCCCCCTGGTCGCGCTCCGTTTCCGAAGAAACGAGCACCATACTCTTCCGTTGCCAGTGCCAGCCCAACTGCTTCCCGCGCTTGGTCTATCGGAGACAAACCTTTTACGCCGTCATAGCCAAGACCAACTACGTGAAATACCTGCTCCGGCTTGTAGACATACGTTTTGTTGTCCTTGTCGTCCGAATAGGTGTATTTGATTTTCTTCGTGTTTTGGTCTCTTTCAACCTCCATCAAGTTAGGTTTCAAATACCACAGTTCCTTTACGTGTCCTGCCTTGTCTCGTATGATTCGCGCATATGCATTTCCGTATAATAAAAGAGAGGTCATCATAACCTCTCTAAAATTGAAACTCGTCATTTCGTTATTTGGCAAATCGTGTAAGACTTCGAACAGCGGGTGCTCTGTTGCCTTTGCATTGCTTTCCTTGTCTCTTCGAAATAAGCAAAGCGGCAAACTTGCCACTGTTTCTGCAAGTACCCTCACGCATGCATATACCGCTGAGGTCTGCATTGCGCGTATTTCGTCCACTTGCACGCCGCTTGACACGCCGTTATAGTCAACGTCAACGCCACGAATAAACTCGTCCATTTTTGCATCTACTGCGCGTTTTTCTTCCGCAGGCTTATCTCTGCTTCGCTTTGAAAACAATCCCATTTTTCCTCCTGTTATTGTGGCGAATTCGCCATATTTATCATTATCAAATGATAAGTATTCCTCTCGTGTTGTAAACGCTGTCCGGTGCGGCTTTGTTTCTGATTGCACGGTCAAGTGCCATTATCGTTGCTACCGCTCCGTCAATACGTTCTGTTGACTTTTCCTTGTCCGGCTTAATGTTTCCCGCCGGGTCTGTCCTAACGAATATATTGTCCATCATCCACCTGAGCGGTTCATTGCCGCCATGTGCTATTCTATGTTCAAGCACCAGTTTCATAAGTTCCTTCGTCGGCGGCGACATGTCTTTGAATCCTTGTCCGAAAGGCACTATCGTGAAGCCCGCTCCTTCTAGGTTCTGCGACATTTGCACAGCACCCCATCTGTCGTAAGCGATTTCCTTTATGTTGAACTTGGTGCCAAGGTCTTCGATAAACGCTTCAATATAGCCGTAGTGTATGACATTGCCTTCTGTGCTGAATATGCTTCCCTTAGCCTTCCACACGTCGTAAGGAACGTGGTCGCGCCGCACCCTTTGTTCTATCGTGTCTTCCGGTATCCAAAAGTACGGTTTAATCACATATTTGTCTTCTTCTGATTGTGGCGGAAAAACCAAAACAAAAGCCGTTATATCTGTGCTCGAAGACAAGTCTAGTCCTGCGTAGCACTCACGTCCTGACAACTCGGCATCATCAACCTCAAATGCACACTTATCCCACGCATCCATTGGCATCCAACGCACCGACTGCTTCACCCATTGATTGAGCCGTAGCTGTCGAAATAAGTTTTCTTCCGCAGGATTATCTTTTGCGCTCATATATGCCGCCCTCAGTTTGTCAATGTCAACCGTCACGTCCAATGACGGATTTGCCTTGTACCAATTCTCTTCGTTGCTCCAATCCTCATTGTCCCCAATTCCGTATATTACTGGGTAAAACGTCGGGTCTATCTTTCTTCCTTCAAGTACGTCTACCGCCTTTTGATGCACTTCCCAACATATCGAATTGCGGTCAGTGCCTGCCGTAGTTATCTGAAAAAACAAAGGTTGCTTTCTTGCATCGCCTGAACCGTGTAGCATAACGTCATACAGTTGCCTGTTCGGCTGTGCGTGTAGTTCATCAAACACAACGCCGTGCACGTTTAATCCGTGTTTCGTATAGCTCTCTGCTGACAACACCTGATAGAAGCTATTCAACGGCGTATATACCAATCGCTTTTGCGATAGTAACGGTTTGATTCTCTTCTTCAATGCGGGGCACTGCTCCACCATGTCTACCGCTACATCGAAGACGATGCTTGCTTGTTGCCGGTCTGCGGCGCATCCATAAACCTCTGCGCCCCACTCGCCGTCTCCTGCCATCATGTAAAGTGCTATCGCCGCCGCAAGTTCTGATTTGCCCTGTTTCTTTGGTATCTCAACATAGGCGTAGTTATACTGCCTGTATCCGTTTTCCTTCACAGTCCCGAATATGTCTCTGATAATCTTTTCTTGCCACGGCAACAGTTCAAACGGTTTGCCATGCCACACACCTTTTGTGTGCTTGAGCATGCTGATGAATGCAACGGCTCTGTCTGCGCGAGATTTGTCGTAATGTGTCTTATTTTGTATCTCGCTCATTTTCTCTCCTAAAAAAGAAGCAACCGTTTCCGATTGCTCTTTTGCTTAGTATCTTCCGCTTACGTCGATTAAGTCCACATGTTCTCGAATGACTTTGAGTGCCGCCGCGTAGCTATGTGCTTTGAACACTTCGTCCCGCATGTCGTTGTACTCGACTATTCGTCGTTCGGCTCGCAAGACGGCTCTCACCTCCGCGAGTATTGAGTATATGTTTCCACTGGGTCCCCCGCTGTCAAAGGTTACTTTAATTTTTGTCATATTATCACCTCAGTATTCGCTCGCGTACAATACAGTCGTTGTTTTTTTTGCGGACTTTGTGTCATCCGTTATGATAAGCACGTTTCCTCTGCTTGTATGGTATGCGGCAATCAATTGCCCGCCATTTTTGAGCGCGTTTTCATTTGAGGATTTGTCCGCTTCACTTAGGTCATCGCCATAGTCTTTTTCCATGTACCGCAGAAGCGCATTCAGCACTTCTATATGAAAGCCGCTGTCTGCCGCTAAGTCTTCTGCTAATTTTTTTGTCATGTACACTGAGTTATTCATATTTCACCCCCCTTAGAAGCTGTAGTCGTAGTATTCGTCTCTGCTACCGAGGTAACATTTGTACCCGTCAGGGCATCCCTTTTCTACCCACCGACCGTGCTTGTTAAACCACATTGTGAATGTCATTCCGTTCGGGTCGCGTTCGTATGAGTATTCTTGGCAGTCACTCATTCCCCAGTTGTCCGTGCGCGTTGCCTTGTCGCGCTGACATACGATTGTCCTGCCGCTTTTCGATACCTCGATGATTGTGCAGGCATATCTGTCTGACCATGCACACACCGTGCATCCCATTCCGACTTCCGCCTGTGGCTGTTTGCTGTTCGACTTTATTTGGCTTATTACGTTTCCTATCATGTTTGTGACCTCCTGTCCTTTTGGTGGGACAAACAATAGCGGAAAGAACACAATAAGTCTAGGGAAAAACGCCCTAAATCGAAAGAATTTCAGAAGATTTTACAACCTTCTTTTTACCCTCTCGAATAAGCGTTATTTCCTCTGCTTTCGTGAAGTTCAGGTATCGTTTTACTATGACATCTGCGTACTTCGGATCTAACTCCATTGTGTAGCATGTGCGGTTAAATTGCTCACACGTTATGAGCGTGCTTCCGCTTCCGCCGAAGTTGTCGAGCACAATGTCCCCGACCTTACTGCTGTTCTTGATGAGCCGCGCAAGGAGTTTCAAAGGCTTCATTGTCGGGTGCTCTGCATTCCTCGCCGGCTTGTCTTCGTTGATGACCGTCGTTGAGATTTTATCGCTGAGCATTTCCTTTAATAAGTCGCGCATCTCTTCTTTTTTCAGTTTCGCCACATCTATCTTTTTGTCCTCAAACACAGTCGACTGTGAACGGTCGTCTATGAAATAGTGCGCCGCGCCGTCAGTCCAACCGTAGATGCAAGCTTCATGTTTCCACTGGTAATCGCTTCTTCCTAACGTGAAGCAGTTTTTGTTCCAAATGAGCATTTGTCGTACCTTGCCCAGTTGCTCTGTGCAACAACGCCTGAACGCTCCACCCTGACTCTCTGCGTGCCAAATGTAGAAAGCCGCTCCGTCCTTCATGACCTTGCGTGCGCTCCCGAATGCCGCAGAAAGAAAACGAACGAAGTTTTCCTCACTCATGTTGTCGTTCTGTATTGACAGTCCGGTGCCGCCCTCATAGTTCACGTTGTAAGGTGGGTCTGTCAGATAAATGTCAGCTTTTTTGTCATTCATCAGACGCTTGGTGTCCTTGTCTTTTGTGCTGTCCCCACATATCAAACGATGCCGACCGAGCTCCCATACGTCGCCCTGCGCCGTGAACGGTCGTTTCCCTTCTTCCTGTTCGACCTCGGGCACAACGTCTTCTACGATGTCACTCTCGTCGTCAAACATTTCGCTGACCTCAGTCATATCGAAGCCTGTGAGCGTTGTGTCAAAGCCGCTGTCCGACAAGTCCTTCAACAATGCCGTCAAAAGCGTATCGTCCCATTCGCCGCTGATTTTGTTCAGCGCGATGTTCAGTGCTTTTTCCTTCTGTAAGTCTATGTCTAATATCACACAATCGACCTCGGTGTGTCCTAAGTGTTTCAACACCTTTAAGCGTTGATGCCCGCCCACAACGTTGCCGGTTCGCTTGTTCCATATTACTGGTTCAACGTACCCGAACTCTTCGATTGAGCGTTTCAGCTTTTCGAACTCTTCGTCTCCCGGTTGAAGGTCTTTCCTAGGGTTGTATTCAGCCGCTTTCAGCTTGTCAACTGTGATTTTTCGTATTTCCATATTTGCCCCTCGAAATGAAAGAACGAACACTTTATGTGTCCGTTCTGTCGTTTAATCTTACTATTTAGTTTTCTTTTATTCTGCGCTCTGTGTCTTCGATTGCCCCTATTAGATAGCCTTCGTCCATTCCGACATCGTGGTATCCTTCCTGTATCGTTCGGTAGTAGTGTATGTTCGGTAGGCTTGGTCGTCCTGTGTTCATCAGATAGACCATACAATCCATGACCTCTCCGTTACACTCAACCTTGACCGTTTCCTTCCGATACAAGTGCGGGTATCCTTCGTAGATGTCGAGTGCGACCTCTGCCGCCTTGTCTATCTCCCACACTGCGACTGGCGTTCTCGCGCCGTCCATCGGTTCCATCGTTGCTACCCCTCTGAATGTCAGTTGATAGTTCGGCACCCACCCAGTGCCCACCACCGTAGCGGTGGGACATCTGCGTGCCATTTGTTTGAGGTTTAAGTTGCTTCCGTATGCTATGTATTTCATCGTTTCTCTCCTTATGCCGCTCTTCTGCCGTCGTGGAAGGCTATGTCGCCTTCGAGGTTCGCCAGTAGGTGTAGCCTTGCAGTCTTGAACTCATCGCCGTTCATTCCGAGTCTTATGAGCCATGTTCTGAAGGTGTATTTCGGATTCGTGCTGACCGTCTCTTTTCTGCATGCGCCGTTCTGTCTCTTCGCCTGTGCGCTTATTGCTAGGCACAGCTGTATGTAGCTTTTGACCTTGCCCGCGTGCAGCGTGCTGTTGAACATTCTGAACTCGACCGTCCCCTTCTGCCATACCGCGTGCAGGTTGAGTGCATGGTATCTGCTGTTATCGTAGTGGCTGTAGCATCTGTTCGTGTCGCCGTTGTACCATATTCTCTTGACTTCTTCGAGTGTCTTCGGTCTTCTGCTGTCCAGTTTTGTGAGCATGTTGTCGTCGACCTTCTTGCACCATTTGTTGTATCTTGAGGGGTTGACTTCGAGTGCTTGGAACAGCAGTGTCTCTTTGCTTGCCATGATGTTCGCCAGGTTTCTCAGGCTCTTAGCCGTGTGTCCGCTTGCATCGATATGTACGTGTATTCCACAGCTGTCGTTGACCTTGCCGCCCGCCTTCCTTATCGCTCTTACGATTTCCTGTATGCGCTCGATGTCATCGTAGGTGCATATCGGTGTTACGAACTCGCAGTTGTAGTCGCCGCCCGCCATTCCGCTTGCGTTCTCGCCTTGTATGCTTGAGTCGCTCATTACCTTCCATCTTCTGCCGTCCGCTGTTTTTACCTCGTATGCGCTGTATCCGCCGCCGACGTAGTTTGCATACGATTCGAGGGTCTTTGCTATGGCGTTTGCCGCCGTTCCTCTCGTTATGCCTGTGAACTCGATTTCCAGTCCGAATCTTTGTGTTTTCATGGTGTTTACCTCCTGTCCTTTTGGTAGGACAAACAATGCCACAAAGAATCGCATAAGTCTAGGGAAAAACCGAAGAAAAACACAATATTTTCAAAGAATTTTTGGGGGTGTCGAAACACCCGCAAAACCAAGTAAATAAAGGCTTTTCAGCCGTTTTTGCCAACAAAAAACCACACCTTTTCAGATGTGGTTTTACGCGTCTTTCTCGGTAACGCTTATTTTAGTTTTTCAACTATGTATCCGTTGCCCTTTTTGACTTCTGACATACCTATATTAAAGTATGTGCCGTCGGTTGTTTTGACTTGCACTCCCTTTCCGTTTTGTATCTTATGACTGCCTGCCAAAACACCCTTTTCATTCATTGCTTCAATAACGATATCTATTATTTCTTCTTTCGTCATGCTTTATCTTTTGTATGGTAAACTTAGTTTATCAATGCCAACGTGAGCTTGTATTTCTTATTGTTTCTCGTTTCTATTACAAACTCTGTCGGACTTTCTTCGCCGCGCGGATATGTAACGTTTTCAACTTCTTCAACATCCAAAATAGCCGCTTCGCCAAGTGCAAATAGTAAGTCGCTAACCATACGTGTACCTCCTTTTGATTTACTGGCTTCATTATACCGTATCCAGTATGCTAACTGCAAGTATTTTAGTATCCAGTATGCGAAAATTATTATGAAAAGAGGTACTAATTTATGGATTTTTTGTCGAATTTTGGCGATTTTATAACCGAACAACTCATTCGAAGCGATATTTCCGTCTTCGAACTATCAAAGCGTTCAGGAATTAACAATTCCGTTATTAAACGTTGGCAAACAGCCGAGTTCATGCCGTCGCTCGATAGCCTTATAAGAATAGCCGACTACTTCAACGTGCCCATCGACTTTATGATTGGCTTGTCCGATTATCCGACACTTGTTCGCCTTGATCCGCCCTGCACGTTTGCTCATCAACTCCAACTTCTTATGCAACAACGTAACCTCACCTCTTACCGTCTCTCAAAGGATTGCAATGTTGGTCGCGCCGCCGTTTCCAAATGGTTGCTCGAACAGCGCGTTCCCAACTTTGAGAGCATTGTTATCGTTGCTCAGTATCTCAATTGCTCAGTCGATTTTCTCATAGGTCGCGGTCGTTAAGCTTCTGCTACTGCCGCCTTCAGTTCTTCTACCTTATTCAATTGTTCCCACATAAGATAGTCCTTACCGAAATGCCCACCTACTGCCGTTTGTGCATAGACCGGTTGTTTTAGGTCTAGTGCTTCAATGATTTTCGCCGGTCTTAGGTCAAACACCTTCAATACCGCCCTCTTTATCAATTCATCATCAGTTTTTGCCGTTCCAAACGTATTGATATCCACACTTGTCGGTTCTGCCTTCCCTATCGCGTAGGAAATTGCCACCTCGCACTTGTTTGCCAGTTCTGCGCCGACTATGTTCTTTGCGATATATCGCGCCATATACGCGCCACTCCTGTCAACCTTGCTTGCATCCTTGCCACTGTATGCTCCGCCGCCGTGGTGTGCTTCGGGTCCGTAGCTGTCAACCATCAGTTTCCTGCCAGTTAGACCGCTGTCCGCCTTGAAGCCGCCGAGCACGAAACGCCCACTCGGATTGATGATTACTTCCGTATCGTCACCGAAAGGTATGTCCCTGAACACAAAATCAATGACCTTTTCCCGAATGTCTTTCTTCAATTCGTCGATTCTCTTTGATTCTTCGTGTTGTGCTGATATCAAAACCGATTGAATCTTGTCAATTCTGCCGTCCTTATATGAAACCGACACCTGAGACTTTCCGTCCGGCAGCAGTCCCTTTATTATTCCTTCTTCTCGACAGTATGTAAGTCTGTCGGTCAATCGATGTGCCAGTTCTATTGGAAGAGGCAGGAAAGAGAGAGTTTCATCAGAAGCATACCCAAATACTACACCTTGGTCGCCTGCACCCTGCTCTTTTTGCTCAACCGCCTGCGAAATGTCGCTACTTTGCTTATGAAATGCCACTTTTATCGTTAAATCGCTCGTATCGTAGCCGACTTCCTCTATGACCTCTCGTATCAAAGCATCAAAATCCACATCGGGAGAAGATGACAACTCTCCGACTACGAACACATTTGTGTCCGATAGCAGGACTTCACACGCAACATGACTGTCAATATCTTGCTCCAAGCAGGCATCAAGTATCGTGTCTGCTATGAGGTCTGCCAACTTGTCGGGATGTCCGCAAGTTACGCTTTCCGCCGTCATTACTCTCTTTTCCATATTATTCCTCTCGTATAAGTTCTGCTTTTTGCCCTGTGAATTCTTCCCAACGCTTTACTGCAACGTCGCAGTATTCGGGGCTTCTTTCCATTGCATAGCAGATGCGTTCTGTTTGTTCGCAGGCAATAATCGTTGTGCCGCTACCGCAAAACGGTTCTAGCACTATTTCGTCCTTGTCACTGTGCATCTTGATGCATCTCCACGGCAGTTCAACTGGGTACATTGCGGGGTGCTCTTTGTTTGCCTTGACCGTCGCCATCTCCCATATTCCTGCATAGCCCCACTTCTTGCGTTCTTCCTTTGACAACCGCTTCACAAATTGGAAGCTGTGTGCCGCAAACGCGCTGAGCCATACATATTCTTGGTCGTTGTATTCAGGTTCCGCGTTGTTGCCGTATGCGGTGATGTATTCGTACTGTTGCACAGGCTTATTCGTTACCAAGTGATAGGGTCCCACGCCGAAGTTCATACCTTGTTTTTTCCATATTCTTATCCACAAAGGTCTGTATCCGCGCTCGGCGAACATCTCTGTCGAATATGCGTTCGTAGGTTCAATGAACTGCGTGCCGGTGCTGTATAAATCAATGATATTCCAACATACAATACCTGCGTACTTTGTCAGATTTTTTATCACTGGTTTCATCGTTTCGCGCCACGGCTCTATACCCTTTTTCTCGTAGTCCTTTCCTACTCCGTAAGGTGGTGAGGTCACAGCCATCTGTGCTCTCTTGCCGCGCATCAGCTTTGCGAAGTCCTTGTCGTTTGTACTGTCCCCGCACATGAGCCTGTGTTCGCCTAGTTTCCAAATATCGCCGACCTTTGTCTCTGCGCCTTTGGCTACAACCTCTTCGTGCTCTTTGTCAATATCGAACTCATCCTGCACTGCTTCGTGCGAGTAGAAAGAGTCCATCAGCTCGTCCACTTCGGCAGCATCGAAACCAGTCAGACTCACGTCGAATGCCGCGCCGTCCAAGTCCGTTAACAATGCGCTCAATTTGTCGTTGTCCCATTCGCCCTGTATCTTGTTCAAGGCAACATTCAACGCTTTTTCGTGTGTTTCATCGAGGTCAACGACCACGCAATCGACCTCTTTGTATCCGATATCTTTCATTACCGTCAGTCTTTGGTGTCCGCCAACTACGTTCCCTGTCTGTTTGTTCCAAATTACTGGTTCTACGTAGCCGAACGTCTCTATTGAACGTTTCAGCTTCTCGTATTCTTCATCCCCCGCCTTCAGTTCCTTGCGCGGATTATATGCCGCAGGATTGAGGCGTTCAACGCCTATCTTTTCTATGTTCATTTTTTACTACCTCCGTGTGGTTGGTGATTGAGCAAAATTGCCATCGGATCGGTCTCATCCTTGCCATACGGTTCTGTGCAGTTGTCCTTTACCACCTGATAGATTTGTAGCCACAAGTTCGTGCTTTGCTTCAAAAAATCCTGCGATATCTTTATGTAAGGACTGGCAATCGGCATTTCCGTTGTCGGGTGCTTTGCCAAAAAACCGAACGTATGAACAGCGTTCTCTGCTTGTATCCAACGAGCAACGCACATTGCGTACTGCTCGACTATTTGCGGATTGATTATCTTGTCGCAACCGCGTTCCTGCAACCATTTCCACGTCTTCTCGAAGACTTCCTTCCCTATATTTTCGCTTGCACCTTTCGTCTGTTGCGTAAGATACTTGCTTGGCTCAGGCATTTCCGCTCCAACAAGTTCTGCATCGACCTTTATCACTTCAATTTTCTTTTTGTATAGGTCGTCATTCACCCTGTCCGCAACGGGCACTTTTTTCCTGCCTGCGCCAACTCGCGCTCCACCGTGTCCGTTTGCCATATTTCCTCCTAAACTTGAAAACTTTTGATTATTTTTCAAAAAATTTCCGTTTTCTTATACTTTGTATAAGGGTAGCCCCTTATACCCTTCTTGATTTCGGTTTTTTTTCGCGTGTGTTTCGCGCCCCGCTCTTCTGTGTTAAACCGTCAGAGATTTGACTCCCCCTCCCCCTCAAAAAGAGGAAGGGAAAGTCACTCAAAACCCCCTATTTTTTTGTCGTAGGTTTGCTCGGTTTCTTCGGTGGTTTTATGACAGGCGGTTTTTCCTGTCCCCAACGATTTCCAATAGTTTCTTGTTTTGCCATAGCCTTGTACCTCCTTATGCTACTTCCGTCAGGTCAACGTAGATTACTTTTCCCTTTGTTACATAACTGCTTATTTTGTACTTAACCGTTGACGGTGCCAACACTTCCGCTTCCGAACTACCGAAATGCGATAGATGCTGTACCGGTGCGGCGTGACTGGTGCTCTTTACCTTAAATATTACGCTTTGTCCCGAACCTGAATAGGTCTTTGCAAAGCTAGTTGCCACGCTTTGCTTACTACTCCAACTGCTGATTCCTTTCATATCTATTGTGCCACCCTTGACCAGTCCTTTCTGCCACGACTGCCACTCTGCATCACTGAGGTGTATTCCTCGGTATATGGTTCCGTTATAGACACGACTTTTCTTGATGACTTGGTCTATCAGCTTACCTTTCATTGCTTCCGAAGGCGGCTTGCCTGCACGTATGCCTGTGTACCCACTTCCGAAATATGACGATAACGCCGAGTAGTATTTGTCCACTTCCTCCAGTGGTATGCCGGTCTCTTTCGACAGCATCTGTAGTGCCTTCTGATATCCGACATAATCGGGTGCCAGTTGTCCTACCTTCTCTCTGTCAGCACGCGACATTCCGGCTACTGCGCCGCCACCGCGCCCGCTTCCACCTCCACGTCCGCCCATGCTATTTCCTCCTGCTCATACAATCGTCAAACTCATACCCCATTTCGATTATGTTTCCGTCCAGTGCTCCTGGGTTCTTCCCAAACAACATGACAGTCGTCGGTTCGAGCCGCTTCATCATCTGATAATATCCCGCGTAGAAACGCTCCTTTGCCAGTGCATCTCCTTGCGTACCTTTCGTGCTTATCGCCACAATACTATTCTTTGGTTCGCCATCAAAGCACCAGTCGAAGCTCCTGCTGTCAGACCAACAGATTGTAGGTATTACAATCAGTCCGTTTCTTTCCCAAAAACGTCCCATCCAATGCTTTTTGTAGTGATTCCACACCTGAACCGCTCTAGGGTGGTCTGTGTATAGGCTGAAATCAGGACTCATAACGAACTTGAAGTTGCTCAATGTGCTGATATATTCGCTCGGTCGTTGCCATAGCCGCTCAAACTGGTAGTCTTCTAGGAAGAAATGAACGCCAATTTCTTTACAATCAACATCTTTTTTCAAGAGAGAGTTGCAGTAGTTATAACCTACACATACACCTCCTTTAGAGAACTGCCAGTTAACAATATCAATACTATCTGTTCCTTTCAGTTGTGGTATGTCCCACGCTCCCGCGCCTTCATATATTGCCCGGTGCGTATTCTCAATTCCGCGTTTATAACTCATTTTCCCCACCTGCTTCCTTCTTGCGCCGACTTTCTGCTGTGACAACTCCAACAAAGGCTTTGCAGGTTGTCTTGGTCTAGCGGTGAGCCGCCCTCTTTTATCGGTTTTATGTGGTCAACCATCGTTGCCTTCGTCAGTTTTCCTAGTCGCATGCACTCTTCGCATAGCGGAGTTATCTGCAATTTGCGGCGGCGGGTTGCTTTCCACTCTTCCGATTGGTAGAAGCGTTGAGCTACCTTGTCGCGCTCGTATGTGTTGTATTGTCGTGTTATCTCTTTTTTGTGTTCCTCGCAATAACTGCCGCCTTCAACTAGTCGAGGACAGCCAGGGTATCTGCAAGGAGTCTTTGGTTTCCTTGGCATGTCCTGTTCCTCCTGCTTTTGTGCAAACAAAAAGGGGAGCCGCCGCTTCCCTGTGTGTTTTCTCCTATAAAACGGATTGCCGATTTTCGACGAAAGCCGCTTCCCTTTTGCTTACAACCTTATTATACGGACGGTTTGTCACTTTTTGTCACGCGGTTGTCTCGTTTTGTCCCACTTTGTCCCATCTTATTTTAGGCACTCCGCAATTGTTTCCGCCGCCGTTTCAATTCGCCTGCAAACGGTCATCCGGCTCATATAATTCCTCTTTCCGTATTCCCTTATTGACATTCCGGTCATGTACACCTTTTCGATTATGTCTCTGCTTTCGTCATCAAGTCCGCTGATACACTTCACGACTAATGCAAACAATTCTGTTTCCGGCGTTGTTTTCCCTGTCGCCGCTAATACCTTACACTTGGTATTCAACGTGCGGTAGTCCTTCAACATCTCCTTTATCGTTTCTTTCGTCTGCATTTTTTGTTCTCCTTATCCAGTTCGTCTTGATACGCTTGTTCCTCAGCGCGCCTTTTGTTGTATTCCTCTACCCAGTCATATTCGTCGGTCGGATAGAGTTCTGTCATCACCCACGACCTGATCTGCCCGCAGTCTTCCATTTCCTCTGTCCAGTCCTTTTCCTCGCATATCCCTCGCAGAAGCCACAGTTGTATTCCGTCAACCTCTTTGTGTCGGTAGCAGAATAGCATCAGCATTCTATCCAAGCCCTCATCGTAGTACGTTGCTCGGAAATAGTGTTGCCATGTAAGACGACCGCCTTTATTCATATTGTCTATGTATTCACTTAGTTCCTCTACCATATCCTTAAACGGTAGCACTGCGTTTTTGTCTATCTCCTGATAGTCCACCCGCGCTTCTTCCGTTATGATTAAGCGATTCACTATTTCCTTCTCAAACATTGCTCATTCTCCTATAAATGCTTCGATTATTTGCTTCACTTCCTCAACACTCCTGACTACGAGTGCGTACCCGCCTGCCTTCACAATCTGTCGTATTGTCAGTTCTTGAAGTGCGGTTGCCTTGTTTTTCCCGACCTTGCATTCGAAGGCTAGAAACCTTCCCCTGTAGCAGACAATTATGTCGGGTATGCCTGCCGTTCCGTATTGACCGCCGTGCTCTTTCCAGTAAAAGCAGTCCTTTATGGTTTTCAAATAGTCCTTTATCTTTTTCACCAAATCGCTTTCGTTCATATTGTCTCCCTGCATTTATACTTCCTGTAAAAGTATCTGTCGTTAGTGTCGAAGCGTCGAAGAAGACACTTCCAACACTTACGACACTAACCTCCCGTCGCGTAGGGGTTGTTACGACGCTTCGACGCTTGCGACACTTTGTTTTGTAAACGACGCTTATTCATCATCGTTGTCATACAGGCTACTCTGCCTGCAATACGGAATGCTTCGGTCTATGCGCTTGAACGTATGTGCTCTGCTTGCGCTACGTGATGCTTTGTGCTCAATATCGTCGCAGTGCAGTTTGTAGTCAAACTTGGTGATTTGTCTTCCGACCGATGATGCCGAATCTGCGACCTGCTGTCCTGTTATGTCGTACACTGCCTTCATCAAGTCCGCCGCCGAGCCGCTCCAACCGCCGACAGGGTTTCTTCGAACAAGTTCCTTTATCGTTTTCACATATACGTTGTTCTCATATTCCTCGCGCTCACGCCTTTCGGCTATTTCCTCTGCGGTACCTTCAACTTCCCACTTATAGTCTGCCTGATTGAACGCTATAACCAAGTCGCTTTGCTGTATGTCTCGTCCTGTTACAGAAAACGTTGCGTTTTGGTCGTTGCGCTTTTTCTTTGAGATGATGAGTATCGTGTCTGCCGCGCCCATCAAAGCGGTACTGCCGCTTATCATATTGAACACGTCGCCCTCGTCTGCCATTTTTCGCAGGTGGTGTACGAAGAGCACGCATATCTTGTTCTTGTCCGCAAAGTCCTTCACCGCCGCCATTTCTCTGTACTCATTGCCGTATAGCGTTTCGTCCTTAGACATTTTGCCGCGTACCTTCTGCAATGTATCAACGATGACCAACTTGATGTTCGGAAACGTCCTCAGTTCTTCGGTTATCTTATCGAGCAACCCAGTCTCCAATGTGTCTGCCTTGATGACAAAGTGAATACCGCGTGGTGCTGTCTTGTTTCTGAGCATCTTTTTCAGTCTGTCCTGCAACCTGATTTTTCCGTCTTCAAGTGCGTAGTACAAACATTCGCATTTCACCGTTTTGAAGTTAAGAAACGAGTTCCCTTCGGCAGCGGCTAGGCATAATTGCAACACCATCCACGATTTGCCATACTTCGACGGCGCACACAACATAGCCAAGCCAGTTGGAAGTAGGTTCTCCACGATCCACGTGATAGGTGCCAGCGTTTCGTTCACCAAGTCGTAGGCATCGAAGCTGTCCTTGTCCGTTGCATACCGCTTCCTCATTTCGAGTTTCGCCGCCTTTACATTCGCTTCGAGTTGCTGTGCGCTTTTCATCAGAAGCTCATTCGGGTCTTTGCATTCGCCCGCAACGTTGTATGCTATGTACTTTATGTTGTGTTCGAAGAGTTCGGCAGCCATGCTCTTTGATGCAGTGCGCCCCGGTTCGTCGTTATCGAAACAGAGTATCAAGCCGCCTTGTATCTTGCTTTTCTCCGCCGCTTCAGCAACCTTGCGCCAACCACCAGTTCCACACGTCGCCACTGCTACTCCGCCGCATTGCATTATGCTCAGCGCACAGATTGGCGATTCGACCACGAAGACAGGGCATTTGCTCTTGCCTGACAAAGCTTCTGTATTAAAGACCGGCTCTACTCCTGCATCCTCTGTCTTTGGCTTGAAGAACGTCTTTTCAACAGTGCCGCGGCTCTGATAGTATTCGAGTTTCGAACTGTACGGTATGACCACCGACTTGCGCCAGGTGTCGTAGCCTAAGCAATACTTCTTTATTGTTGCCGCGCTCAGCCCCCGACGTTGAAAATAGTCCGTCTTTCCAACGTTTGCGATACATTCCCGCAAGTATTCCTTTATCGTCTGCTTCTTGCTCTTTTGTTCTGCTTCCTCGTACCTTATGCCGAAGCTGTCCGCTATCTCTTTCGCCGCATCAAGCGGTTCCATGCCTTTCAGTTTTGCTACAAAATCTATCGAACTTCCTGATTCCCCACACGCAAAGCACTTGAATCTGTTTGTGCTCTTGTCAATCGATAACGAAGGCGTTGAGTCGTTATGAAAAGGACAAAGACCTTTACCGCTTCTGTCAATGCGGGTGCCATAGCGTTCCAACACGTCGGCAATATTTATTTCAGTTCTGACCTTTTCGAATAAGTCGTTCATTTCCGCTCTTCCTCCATGAATTCGTTGAAGTACCTTATTTTTATGTCTAGCAATCGCGCCAGTTTGATTTCCTCTCGCATACCCGGTGTGATAACATTTCCGAACACCCACATCTCCTGGAATGCCCACATCCATTCCTGAGCCATCGTCATGCCGTCTTTGCGTTCAGATGCGGTCGTATCGTCCAAAAACTCAGGATAATACGCATGTGGAGCGAACGGATTGCATCTCTGCTCGTATGCAAAGCGGCAATATACCAGTGCATTTTGTCTATTCTTCTCTGTTGCCTTTGCGCTACGCCCCCTAAAAGGCGAGCAAATGTATACTTTCTTCATTATTATTGCTTCTCCATCGTCTTAATTAGCCTTTTCAAGTACCACGCCGCCTTTTTTAAGTCATCAATTCCACCTTTGAAACGATAACGAGAGACATACTTGATGATGTTACCTACACAATACCCCTCAAAGCCAGAGACAGAGAGTTTATCCTCGATGTACTTTATCGTCTCTATCTGAGTCCCTGCATAGTGGCTTGGTTGATTGATTTTTTCGTCTTTCATTGTTGCTCCTTTGGGGCAAGGTAGCGGGAAACCCGCTACCGTCCCCTTCTTTGTTATTCGCCTTCGTCTACGGTCTCGACACTTTGTGCGATTGACTTCGCCTGCTGTGCCATATTCCCGATGAACGCTTGTTCTTCGTCGACAAGGTCTCGCACAACCGAGAACATTGCCTGCGAATAGTTGATGCCGGTTGCGTTCTGCGCCTTTTTCAGCGAGAACTTCGTGACGACTTGGCTCGACTTCTTGCCTTTGTTCAACAAACGCATAATATATTTGCTGAATTCACCGAGACTGCCTGTCGGGAGTGTCATCAAAATCGGCAGCATCTCCCCTTCTCTCAGCAAGTAGAGCCTGCGCTTTTGCTTACACGCTTTTCCCTTGCCGCCTTCGTCGCTTCCGAACTTCGAGAACGGACACTTTGCACACTCAACTACTTCACCGTCCGAGTTGATGCCGACCTTTCCGTCCATCGAACCGCAATCGGGCGGGTTGTTGCTTCCGTCGTACTTGTCTTTGTAGTACGTGTTGATTGGGTGGTGGAACAGTATCACCGCTTCGAACTCTTTTGCCATGTCGGGGCTGTTCGGATCGTCGCCCGGTACTTCGAATGCAAGTCCGCCGCCGGCGGGTATCTTGATGCGTTCCAAGTTCGGTGTCAAACCGTCTGTTTCCTCGGCGAAATCCATCATTCCGTTGCTTGTTGCCAAATACTTTGATTCCTTCACTGTTAACTCTTTGCTCATTGTTCTATCTCCTTATTTTTTTCTTACTTGAATTGATTGTTTCTCGGCGATTTGTATCAGTCCGTCAAGCCATTCCGGCATCAGGTCATCGTTATTCGCTTTCAGTTCCTTCAGCGTTGCCTGCAACGTCTGTGTGTTGATGGTGAACAAGTGCTCGAAGCCGCGTTGCTTCATGACCTCATACAGTTCGCCTTTCATTTCGGGTATCGCCGAAGGGTATTCCTTCCTCACCAAGCTGAACAGCACACCGTTGCGCTTGAAGCTTTCACATTCCTCGGTCGTCATTTCCTGAATCAAATCCAGTTCAACGCCCTCAATTTGCTTGTTAACCTCTTTGGTCTCAAAGTCCAGGTCTGCCTTTCTGTCTCGCAGTTGTTTGAGTTGGTCTGCGAGTTCCAACATTTTTGTTTCTGTCATCTGTTTTCTCCTACTAATATTGTTTTGGGGTTGTCAACCACTAGTTTCGCCAGTGATTCTTTGCGTTTCAGAGCCTTCATCGTCAGCTCGTCCACTGTGTTTTTTGCTATTAAGTGAATGTAAATGCACTTGTTCTGTTGCCCTATTCGGAATATCCTTGCCCTCGACTGCTGATAGTTGGCGAAGCTGAAGTCCAACGAGTAGAACACTGCCACGCACGATGAGGTTAGAGTCAGTCCCATTGAGGTAGTAGCCAGTTGCCCTACGAACACAAGACATTCCTTGTCTTCCTGAAAACGTGCCACTTCTGTCGCGCGGTCTTTGACCTCTCCGCATACCAACGCGTGCTTTATTCCTTTCTTTACGAGCATGCGGCGTATCGCTTCAATCTCCGGTAGGTATCGAACGAACACAACCACCTTTCGTTGTTCCTCAGCACAAGTGTCAAGT